TCAAGTGATCGGCACTGCTTAAATTAACACCTTCCCTGCAACTCTTAACCTGACCGATAAAAACAGAATCGCTTACGGCATTAAATATATCTGGATCATCTGTTGCCCTAGCACCAAAACTTTCTCTGAGCATTTTGCCTTCAGCGATAAAGCAATATAAAATGGCAATCCTTCCACTAAAATTATTTTTTATATATTCAATTTTGTTTTTATCAAAAACAACAGCACCATGGTTCTCTGTGATGACATGGCCATTATAAATTTGCCTTAGTTTGCTCATAACTTTTGCACCAGTATCTGCAACAACTGATCTTCCTCCAGGTTTACCAATGACACCGTTTTTTATAATCCTTAACGCTAACCGATAAGTTCTTCTCGACATCTTTACAAGATGGACTTGCTCTTCAACTTCCTGAGTAAAGCCTGCCTCCTTTTGTGTCATCTGTACTGTATAAGGTTCAATATCCTTTAATATTCTGCTTTGCTTGGCATCTGAATAATCTTTAATCACAACACCAGTACCAACTCTCTTCTCCTTTACATCAACATAGTCACTTGCCCACCTGTAAAAGTTCTGATATTTACTCCATAGAAATGGTGTTAATGACCATTGATGATAAAGTTGACTGAAACTTTCGGGGCTTGGTGTTCCACTCATTAGAATGATGCTGTTATATCTAAGTTGCAATATATTCTGATATCTTTGAGATGGTTTCGGAAATGCACCAACGCTGTGAGCCTCATCAACAATGATCATATTCCAGCTTGTACCCTTGAAGTTTTTAAGTTGTTCAAAGTTAGTTATGGATACTACCTTTTCAAGATTCATCTTTTCAACATCACTTTTTATACTTGGAATTGCTTTCTTTTTAGTAATCACCAACACCTTTTCAAGTGCCATATTTCTAACAACAGATAATGCAACAAGTGTTTTACCTGTTCTACATTCGCCACTGAGATATGCACATCTTTTGATCTGACAAAGCCTGGTCAACTTTCTGCTTGCTGCTTTTTGATATTCTCTTAATTTAACCATTGACCATACTGCATATGGTGGTATCTTACCCTATAGTTACACATAAACAACCCTAGATATGGAACAAGAGCAAACATTAAAAACAATTAATATTCAACTCTCGCAGGGTCAGATAAAATGGCTTGATGATAACAAAGGGTCTGAATCAAGATCTTGTTTACTCAGACTTATAGTTTCAGAAAGAATGGAGCAGGCTGCATAATAATGGACATAAAAGAAGAATTGCTTGGCCTTCCCAGGCACTGGGGTTTTGTTGCCGTTCAAAATAAAAGACCTTATCAAAATGATTGGCAGAATAATCCACTTACACGCTCACAACTGTTCAAAGAAATATCCTCTAAAAAATCTACAGGAATCGGTGTTTGTTGTGGAACTCCTTCAGGTGGTTTACTTTTTCTCGACCATGATGGGCCATCAGCTGCAAAAATATTAGGTGAATGGGGTTTCTCATTATCATCACTTCCTCCATCATGGATGGTCACATCAGGTCGGGTTGGTAGATTCCAGATAATCTACCAAGTTCCTGAAAAGTATTGGTCAAAGATAAAGACACGCAAATTTCAGACAGGTGTAAAAGATGAAGATGGTTCTGTTGAACAGATTGAACTGCGGTGGAATGGTACGCAATCCATAGTATCTGGCAAACATCCAAAGACTGACGGTTATAGATGGATGGATGGTCGTTCACCAAAAGATTTAGAAATCGCAGAAGCTCCCTTTGCCATAATTGAAAAGATGATGGAGCAGAAGAAAAAGACAACAACTCCACAAATACAAACATTAAATTCAGATACAGATAAGGCACGTTCACTTCTTCAGTCAATAAATCCAACCCGATTAGATGATTATGATGCCTGGCTAAAAATAGGCATGGCTGCTCATTCAGTCGGTGATAATTCACTCCTCTACGATTGGGAACAGCTATCACAGAAAAACAGCAAGTATCAATCAGGGGAATGTGAAAAGAAATGGCAATCCTTTAAGTCATCTGGGGTTTCTCTTGGCACTCTCCAGAAGTTTGCCTCCGAAGATGGTTGGACTCCACCACCACGGTCTTTTCCAACTTCAATAAAACCAGCAGAAGAACCAACACCAGTTCCTCGTAAACTTGAGCAACTTACATCACAGGAACTTATAAACTTTTTACGCAATCTCAAACAGGAAATTAGATTTAATACCTTTTCCCATTCAATAGAAATGGATGGCAAAGTAATAAAAAATATTGAACTTTTCTACCTAACACTTGCAGAACTTGGTTATAAAGTACCGAAAGAAATGGCCATTGATTGCCTCCTAAAGGTTGCGCATGAAAATGAATATGATCCTGTAAAGCTATATCTTGATCACTGCTACAACGAAATCCAACCAACTTATATAGACAGACTTGCCTCAACATATCTTCGGCCACAGGATCAAAACCTAAAAGAACCAACGATTTATGATGTGATGCTAAAACTTACCCTCATAAACGCAGTGAGGAGAGTTTATATTCCAGGATGCAAGCATGATTCGGCAACTGTCCTTCAAGGTTCACAAGGTATAAAGAAATCATCATTCTGGCAGACATTATTCGGGCCTTTCTTTTCAGATGCCCTCGGTGATATTTCTTCAAAAGATGATTTATTAGTTCTCCACCGTTCATGGGGAATGGAATGGAGCGAAATTGATGGAGTAACATCCAGAAAACACGCAGGCACAATCAAAGCATTTCTATCAAGATCCACAGACCTGCTAAGAGTGCCTTATGGTAAATCCGTTGAAGAGTGGCCAAGAAGAGGGATTATTGTCGGGTCAACTAATAAAGAATCGGGTTTATTAATAGATGACACAGGCAACCGTAGATTTCACATAATACCCTGCACTACAAAATCAATCGACCTCGATTCCTTACAGCTTGAACGTGAATCCATCTGGTCGACTGCCGTTCATGCCTTTAAAAATAAAGAATCGCATTTCTTATCCTTTGAACAGGAAAACCAGATCGAAAAAGAAAACCTCGGATATATGGTTGATTCTCCCTGGTTATCTGTAATAACTAATTATCTGAACGATCCAGCTAACTCCATGAAAGATATTACAACTGAACTTTTATTATCAGAAGCAGTGGAGAAACCAATCGAAAGACAAACAAAATCTGACATCATGACTGTCTCATCCATTCTCAGATCCTTACAATATGAACGTAAAAGAAAACGCATACAGGGAACACCCAAGTGGGTGTGGTTCTCACCTGTTCTCTCACCTGTTCTCACCTCTGGGAACGCTTAAAACTCCCTTTATCACTATCTTATATATATATGTTCTCTATGTTCTCTATGTTTTATATATATATATAATAATAGATAATATAGGGGGATATATAGGGTTAGGTAAGTCTTAAGCATTCTTGGGTACTCTTAAGAACGTGAGAACACCTTGCAGTCTTAAATGAGTCTTATTTTGTTATTTTTTAATACTGAACTACTATAAACTTATGACTTCAATTAATGATTTACAAAACGATCATAAAAATGCTCGTAAGCGTACTGATCGTTCCTCCAAACTTATAAAAGAATCACTGCAAAAATTTGGTGCTGCAAGATCAATTGTGATTGATGAAAACAATCGCATACTTGCAGGAAATGGAACAATCGCTGGGGCAAAGGCAGCAGGGATTAAAAATCTTAAAGTCATAGAAACTGATGGTAATGAAATTATTGCTGTAAAAAGAACTGGTCTTTCAGAAGATGAAAAGGTTGGACTTGCTCTTGCAGATAATAGAACCTCCGATCTTTCAGAATGGGATATAAATATGCTTGAAGAATTAAGCCAAGAGCATGACCTTGAACCCTGGTTTGATAATGATGACCTTAAAGAACTTCTTGGAGAAACAGAAGTATTACCATCAGAAGGTTTAACAGATCCAGATGATGTTCCAGAAGTACCAGAAGAACCAGTAACAAAAGAGGGTGATTTATATATTCTTGGTAATCATCGTCTTTTATGTGGTGACTCTACAAATATTCAGCATGTTGACAAACTCATAAATGGTAAAAAGGTTGATATGGTTTTTACTGATCCTCCTTATGGTATTAATTTTACAGGTCAATCTTCACAACTAAACAATACATCGAAAGATGGTAAAAGAATTTTTGGTTACAAGAGTGCTAATACTAAATTTGAATTGATAAAAAATGATGCTTTGCAGAATGATAATTTATATGATTTTTGTGATTCATTTTGTAAAACAATTTTTTTATGTAAACCATCATCATGGTATATATGTTTTTCTCAATTGGATTTAGATTTATTGCTATCAGCTATGAGAAAAAACAATTTAAAATGGAAAAGTCTAATTGCTTGGGTTAAAAATCAAGCCACATTCTCAAATAAAGATTATAAATTAAGATATGAACCAATAGTATATGGGCAAACAGGAGGTTGCTTTTACGGAGAAAGATATAAACAACAAGATGTGTGGGAGTTTCAAAGAACTTTAAAAAATGATTTACACCCAACCATGAAACCAATTCTTTTAATTGAAAATGCACTGAAAAATAGTAGTCAAGAAAATGAAGTCATCTTTGATTTATTTGGTGGATCTGGCTCAACTCTCATCGCTGCTGAACGTACAAACAGACATGCTTATCTCATGGAATTAGATCCAAAATACTGCGATGTAATCGTAAAAAGGTGGGAGGATTTTACAGGTAACAAAGCAAAACGTGTATTATCTAGTTAATGGCTCAAAAAGGATCAAAAGCTGAAACTATAATCAGGTCGCAGAAGTTTGCTCGTATCATAGCAAACGGTGGTCGTAGATCCGACTGCGTACGTTATGCAGCCGAGAATTGGGGGGTGAGCGAAAGAGCTTGTTGTAAATATATAAACATAGCCAGAGACGAGTTAAAGAAGGATTGGGATATGGAAAGACCCCAGATGGTGGCTGACCTTTTGGCACAATGTAGCACCTTACAGATGGAAGCTAGAAAGGCTGGTCATTATCACATTGCTCTTGGTGCGATTAATACAGCAGCTAAACTTGCACAAATTGTTTCGTGAGCATTTTAGATACGGCAAGACCAGGGAATGTTTTATATCAGATTGGTGCTTATGATTTACCGACAGCAAATGAAGCGATAGAGCGTATAAATCAAGATTTACTTCCGCATCAATCAAAGTTTTGTGATGACTTAGACCATAGAAAACTGGCTCTTGTCTGTGGATTCGGTGCTGGTAAAACACACGCATTAATATCAAAATCTTGCATATTGGCAGCACTCAATGTTGGTCATGTCTCAGCAATATTTGAACCGACTGCTCCAATGCTCAGAGATATTTTGCAAAGAACAATGAATGAACTTTTGGATCAATGGAAGATTCCTTACACATTCAGAGCATCACCATTACCTGAGTACAATTTAGAATTTGCAGAAGGAACCCATACAATCTTGCTCAGAACAATGCTCACATATCAACGTCTTCGAGGGCAAAACCTTTGTGCAGTGGGGTTTGATGAGGCTGACACTATTCCAAAAAGAGAGGCGCAGAGTGCGATGAATATGGCACTAGCAAGACTTAGATCAGGTAATGTTCAACAGTTTTATGCAACAACAACTCCCGAAGGTCATGGCTGGGCATTTGAAACATTTGAAAAAAATAAAAAGTCTGACACAGGATTGATTCAGGCAAGAACAAAAGACAATCCCTACTTACCTGATAATTTTATACAATCTCTTGAGGAAAACTATCCACCGCAGTTGATCAAGGCTTATCTGCTTGGACAATGGGTCAATCTCACAAGCGGTCAAGTTTATAACAGGTTCTCCAGGGAGCATCATGTCATCAACAAAATACCGTTTGATATCAAGATGGAGACCTTACTTTGTGGCATAGATTTCAACGTAATGAACTGCAACTGCGTCATTGGTGTAAGAGATGGTGACAAGCTGGTGATTATTGATGAAATATCAAAACAAAAAGATACAGATGCGTTGGCACAAGAGTTACTCAGGCGTTATCCTTCAAACAGAATATTAGTTTACCCTGACGCAAGTGGTTCAGCACGTTCAACGATTAACGCATCAAAGACAGATCTCGCCATACTCCAAGGTTACGGCTTCGGTTCAATGGCTCTCAAGAGCAACCCCTTTATCAAAGATCGAGTTGCAACCGTCAATGCGTTACTACAGAACGGCAAAGGGGAAAGACGTTTGGCGGTTCATGCCAGTTGCACTCGTTTGATTGAGTGCCTTGAGTTGCAGAGCTATGATGAAAAGACAGGAGATCCTGATAAGCAGAATGGATACGACCACATGAATGATGCCTTGGGGTATTTAATTTATCGTGAATTTAATTTGCTTTATGGTAGGGCAGGCAAGCGAACTGGTATTAGAATATATTAAAAGTAATGGTACTATGAGGAAAAACCGTGTATAGCTCTCTGAATATTTACAATCAGCCTGTAACACTAG